ATGCTGGAGGTCTGTGCCTGCGCTGGGGACCGTGTAGGTGCGCTGAAGGTGCTAGTCGGTAGGCTGGACCGTGCTTGTCGGTGACCCAAAGGTTCGTTTGGCTGGCGCACAGGGTGGGTGGGGGGGGTGTTTTTGACCCCAGGGAGGGGGGTGCCACCCCTTGCCCCCCCGGCCCCGAGCGTTGTGGAGTGGGTCACCCCCTCAATTTTTCCCCCAGTTTTTGCCGGAGTCTCAATTTTTCCCTCAGTTTTTGCTGTTATTTTTTTTTTAGGAGGTTTTTATGATTATGAGTTATAGAGCGGAGTTGGAGGAAGGTTTGAAGCAGTGGGTGCTGAAGATGTTGCGGGAGGGTTATTCGGTGGAGAGTATTGCTGAGGCGATGATGTCGCAGAAGGTAAAGCTCATTCAGACATCTGAGTACATCGTTGCTATGAAGGAAGCTAGTCAGGCACCGTAGACCCGGAGAGACTTATGCTCTGAAAGACTGTTTAGATGTTTAACTACATAAAGACAGTCTTTAATACTACTTCTCTGCTGGTGGGCAAGACTCAGCCATCCCTGTCATGAAGATGAAAGAGTCCTTTACAATTCTTCTCCGCCGGAGCCGCATTGACTCGCCAGTCGTTTGTTGTTGAGGCACTAGCTTCGCCACCTCTGCCGATGTTTCTACAACAATCCCCCAGTATCGGATCTTTGGTTTGTGCGCTGGCGTTGAGACCCCGTCCACACAACCCGCAACCTTTCGGTAGAGCTTAGAATACATCAGTTGCAATTAGTTCCGCAACCCTTATACTTCAATTTCACTTAATGGAGGTGGCATATGCCCTACGAGAAAAGACCTTGTACTGGAACTCTGTTCTACAACAACAAGGGAGACAATGAGAGGAGGCCAGACATGAAGGGTACGCTGGTTCTCGATACTGGTCTGGAGGTGGAGATTTCTGCCTGGAAGAAGACCTCAAAGAATGGCAATGAGTTCTTGAGCTTGAAGTTGGGGAACTATACCCAGCCTCGGCAGTCTGCTCATGACCAGGCCAAGAGCAATGGATATCAACCCCAGGGTTCTATAAACGATCTCAAAGACGATCCCCCCTTCTGATGCCCAAGAGTCCTAGACTTGCCAACCAGATCCCCAGTCTGAATGGCTGGGGTGGTGTCAGAGCTGCCAAAAACAGGTTGTCTCGTTCTGACACGCTGATACAGAACCGGGAAGCGGTGGCTTATGCCTTGCTGTGTATGGCTAACACCAAGATCACAGACATTATGAGCTGGGATGCTGCCGGCAATATTCAGGTGAAAGCTAGTGACCAGATACCAGAACACGCCCTGCAGGCCATAAAGACCATCAAGCAGAGGACTGACAAGGATGGGAACTCGTTTCTGGACATAGAGATGTTCGATAAGGTGGGAGTGCTGCGGCTACTGGCCAAGGCCTCTGGCCTGTTGGATGGCCCCGAGACTGAGGGTGACAAACCCTCGGTTATTGGGATTAACGTGCAGGCACCAGAAGACGTGGAGGTCAAGGGTTGATTCCCATTTTTGTGGGGTTTGACCAACGGGAGGCGGTGGCTTACCACGCCTTTTGCCAGTCGGTCATTGCCACTGCTAGCCAGCCGGTTTCCTTTATACCCTTGTCGCTGAAGAACCTAGAATCGATCTACGAGGAAGAACACCTAGACGGTAGCAATGCCTTTATCTACTCTAGGTTCTTGGTGCCATACCTGATGGGGTACAAAGGCTGGGCCATATTCGCTGATGGTGACATGATCTGCCGCACAGATATTGCCGAGCTATGGGCTTTAAGAGATCAGCACTGCGCTGTTATGGTAGCAAAGCACGACTACAAGACCAAGTTTCCCAGGAAGTACCTCGGTGCCAAGAATGAGGATTACCCGAAAAAGAACTGGTCAAGTCTTATCTTGTGGAACTGTGGCCACCCGGCGAACCTTGTTCTCTCGCCCTTTATGGTGGAAAAGCAGCCTGGCTCTTACCTGCACAGGTTTGAGTGGCTCAATGAGTTGGACGTAGGGGAGATACCACTTGAGTGGAACTGGTTGGCGATGGAGTACGAGGATAACGAGAAGGCCGACCTAGTGCATTACACGATTGGTACTCCCTGCTTTTCGGACTATCAGAACTGCGATATGTCCGCGTATTGGTGGCAAAACTTCAATAAACTAAACGAGGGGATGAACAAATGACAGAGAACAACAAGTATTGGGGTCTAGGGGTTGTTACCGGGGTAGTGCTGACCAGCCTGATTGCCATTGGGTTGGCTAAGATGCGGGTGGAGCCACCAGAGGTGCCAATGCCGCAGACGGTCATTGATGCCTACAACCTGGGGATTAAGGATGCGCTTAGGACAAATCCACCAGCTTCAGACCTTGAAGACGCTTGCCTTGCTCTTTGGGCCAAGCAACAATGACAATGGTCCAGCCAGCGGTGACCCGGCGTGAATCCATTTCTAATCACTGAGCCAACCGTTATCAGCTTCTCTGGTGGCCGCACTTCTGCTTATATGCTGTGGCGGGTCTTGGAAGCTAACGGTGGTCTGCCGGACGATGCCTTGGTAGTCTTTGCCAATACGGGCAAAGAAGAAGAGGCTACCCTCCAGTTCGTCAATGACTGCGAGAAAAACTGGGGCTGCGAGATCCATTGGTTGGAGTTTCAAGTAGAAGACCCTAAGTTTCGTCGGGTAAATTTTGAGACAGCCAGTAGGAATGGCGAACCTTTTGAGGCGCTTATTCGGCAGCGAAAGTACCTTCCCAATCCAGTCACCAGATTTTGTACGGCAATCCTGAAGATCCGAACCATAGACAGATATGTCAAAAGCTTAGGCTGGGATCACGACGAAAACATGGACTGGGTAGGAATCCGAGCTGACGAAATGCGCCGCGCCGTCAAGATGGATCGGTCTCGGACGCCATTAGTCACGGCTGGCGTCACGGCAAAAGATGTCGGGGAGTTCTGGGCAAACCATTCTTTTGATCTAGGACTACCCAACATCAATGGGAAAACCATGCACGGGAACTGTGACCTGTGCTATCTCAAGGGCGGGAATCAAGTCTTATCCCTTATCCAAGAGAAGCCAGAGCGTGCTGTCTGGTGGGCAAGGATGGAGACGCTAGTTCAGTCTTCAGGAATGACTAGGGGAGAAGGCGCTAGGTTCAGATCAGACCGCCCCTCATACGCTCAGATGGCTAAGTTTGCCAAAGACCAACAAAACCTTTTTTCCGACGAAACAATACCCTGCTACTGCGGTGACTAGATGAAGACTAAAGAGCAGTCGCCCAAGACCGTCGCTGGCATAAACCTAGACTTCCGCTCCAGCCCAGAAGTTTACAGGTTCCTGCAAAGCAATGCCTTTGTCCGAGGGCTCATGGGGCCAGTGGGCTCAGGCAAGTCATACGCCTGCGCTGCTGAGATTATGCTCAGGGCAGTCAAGCAGGCACCCAGCCCCATAGATGGGATCAAATACACCCGATTTGCGATAGTCAGAAACTCTTACCCAATGCTCAAGACCACCACGATCAAGACGTGGTTGGATCTGTTCCCGGAGGCTACCTTCGGGCCTATGCTCTGGACGCCGCCCATTACGCATCACATTAGGTTGCCTAGCCGTGGGGATGCCGCTGGTATTGACTGTGAGGTGATCTTCCTGGCGCTGGACCAACCGAAAGACGTGCGAAAATTGCTGTCCCTTGAGCTTACAGGCGCATGGGTAAACGAGGCCCGAGAACTGCCAAAAGCAGTGATCGATGGCCTCACCCACCGGGTTGGCCGGTATCCCACTAAGCGTGATGGTGGCGCTACCTGGCACGGCATCTGGATGGACACCAACCCAATGGACGATGACCATTGGTGGTTCCGCATGGCCGAAAAAGAGCGGATGTCTGGTGAGTACGCCTGGAAGTTTTTCAAGCAGCCAGGTGGCATTGTTACCGTTGACCCGGCAGATTTGCCAGAAAACCCAGAAGCCCAAGACCATATCTTCGCTGCCGGCAAGTGGTGGAAGCTAAACCCCAAGGCTGAGAACATAGGCAACCTGCCCTCTGGCTACTACCAGCAGATGCTGATGGGCAAGAATCTGGACTGGATACGCTGCTACGCGGCAGGCGAGTACACCTATGTGCAGGAAGGCCGCCCCGTCTGGCCAGAGTACGACGATAGCCTGATGAGCGGGGATGTTGACTATGACCCGCAGCTGCCGATTCAAGTGGGGCTGGACTTCGGTCTAACACCAGCCGCCACTATTGGGCAACGCCTAGCCAATGGCCGCTGGGTTATCTTGCACGAAATTGTTACCTTCGACATGGGCCTTGAGCGGTTCGGCCAGCAGCTCTTAGCCGAACTAAATGCACGTTATCCACAGGCCCAGGTGATGCTCTGGGGTGACCCGGCAGGTATGGCCAGGGACGCCATCTACGAGGTGACTGCCTTCGACTATCTGAGAACCCTGGGGTTACGGGCGCAGCCAACGCACAGCAATGACTTCAAGGTCCGGCGAGAGGCTGCGGCCATGCCGATGCAGAGACTGATCTCCGGCAAGCCAGGTCTGATTGTAAATAGGGAGTGCAAGCTGCTGCGGAAGTGCCTAGCCGGCGGCTATCACTTCAGGCGCGTAAGTGTCGGGGCGGGCCAGGAAAGGTTCCGCGATGCACCAAACAAGAATGAACACTCGCACATTGGCGACTCTTTTGGCTACCTTTTGCTCGGTGGCGGCGAGCATAAGAGAATGACAAGGAGTGGCCTAGCGAAATCCAGCCTTGTGGCTCAAACCTTGGTCAATAGCGAATTCGATGTCTTTGGACTTCATTGAAAGGTTAAACGACCAGCTGCCGGCTAACTCCGGAGTTTTCTTTCTGCCATTTGCAGATTCACATATTGAGGAAATCAAGATATCTCAGCCAGAGGTTTTGGTGCATGAGCAATGGGTGGATACTGTCAAATCGATACAGGGGCAGGCAAAACTTGGGGTGGCTGTGACGGGGTTTATTGGCTTTCGTCCGGTGGTCTGCTTTGGCGCCATAAGGATATGGCACGGGGTTTCCGAGGCGTGGATGGTGGCCGACGATGCCGCCAGGACCAGGCCGATCCTAATGACCAAATTCGGCAGAATCTTTGCTGACACTCTAGCGATATCTCAGAAGTTGCATCGAATACAAATAACTGTTAGAACCACGGACAAGAGAGCTGTTAAGTGGGCAAAAGTTATAGGGTTTGAGCAAGAGGGGGTCATGCGTCAGTATGGCCCGGACGAGGTCGATTATTTACTTATGGCGAGGTGTAAATGAGCGGATTATTTGGTGGTGGCGGCGGCGATGGTGGCGCGGGCGCTCAGATTCAAGAGCAGCGCGCAGAAACGGCCAGACAAAAAGCGGAGGCAGACGCAGAGCGCGCAGAGATAGCCAAGCAGGATGAGGCAAGGCGTAGGGCTCGGCAGCGTGGCGGTTCGCGTATGTTGTTGTCTGAGGCGCGCGTCGCACCTGAGACTGGTATTGGCGAAACTCTAGGAAAGGTAAGCTAATCATGGGTGGAAGATCAAGACCAGCTCAAGAACAGCCGCCTCCACCGGGGCAGTGGACTAAACAAGTTGATACGACTTCTCAGCAACTACCATCCCAGGAAGTATCTGCGATGCAGGAAAATGCTGCCCGCAGGCGCGCACGCCGTGGCGGCAGGCCTTTATTGTCCGAGGCTAGGATTACGCCGGAGAGTGGAGTTCAAACTTTAGGAAGCGGAGGTATGTGATGCCTGATAAATCCAAGATGCAAAAGAAAGTCGCCAAGGTTATGCGCGAGTATTCCCAAGGCAAGCTTAAATCCAGCTCTGGCGGCAAGGTCAAATCCGAGCAACAGGCCAAGGCGATTGCCATGAGCGAGGGCCGCAAGGCTGGGGGGTATGGCAAATGAAAGCTGGACTCTACGCAAACATCCACGCCAAGCGTGAGCGCATCAAAGAGGGTTCTGGCGAGAAGATGCGTAAGCCTGGGGCCAAAGGCGCTCCAACGGCAGAGGCATTCAAGAAGGCAGCTAAAACTGCCATGAGAGCCAAAAAATGAGCGGGTGGCTCGCGGTGATAGTTTTTTGCATTGGGGGCCAGTGCAAGTTTCTGGCTAACACTAGCGAGCTATACGCCACCGAGCAGGAATGCTCTGAGCGGGTCCTTGAAATGGAAGAGAAAATTAAAGAGCATGGGATTGAGTTCACCGTCCCCGGCTGCATACCTGTAAGGCTAAGGAGCGTATGAGCCTAGAGGTACAGCGCGAATCACTCACCACTGCTAGCCGCCACGCGACACCATCGTTTGGCAAGCGGGATGGCACCCATGTGCTGGTTGATTTTTCGGAACCATTTCCGACTATTGATATCAATCACTATCGGCTGCATGAGGGGCGTGCTTATTACGCCTACAAGTTGCACCCAAACGCTGACAAGCTGGCAACTTCTGCGAGCATTGATATAGCCATTGCGTGGCCGGCCAATGTGTACGCGCACGCTGTAATGACGTACCAGTGCGGCGGTGAGGCTGAGTTCTATATCTACGAGGCCGCAACCACTTCTGGCGGCACGGCCATGACGCTGCACCGCAGGAATCGATACTTGACCGCTGCCAGCCAGGGCGCTGCCGTTTTGAATCCGACTGTTAGCAATGCCGGCACCGAGATATATGCCGAG